TCTGGTCAAAGTCGATGCGTGCCTGCGTTGCCTTGAGCTCTCCGATCCTGACTCGGTCCCGGATGATGTCGATCCGGCAGTCAGTTGTCATATGTGATCACCTCGCTCCGGGTTGTGAGCTCCATCTCGATGGTGGTCTCGTCTCCGATCCATGAGTCTGAGCGGGAGCGGGAAAGAACCGCCACCCAGTCTGCGTTGCCGTATTCGTCCGTGTAGAATGCGATCTTGCCGAGAAGCTGGGCGGAGATCCGGTCCGGATCGTAGAACGCCCGCGTGATCCGCTTCGTCCGCATCTTGCTGAATGTGTGCTCCGGTGCTGTCGCTCCGAAGAACTCGTTCGCTGAATAACGGATGTCTTCCGTCTGGCTTGCGTTGTTCATGTTGTCCCAGCGCTCTGAGACGCTGAGGGTCTGTCCGTCTTCCGTGGTCAGACGAGCCGATCCGGTCGGAACGGTTACGGTGAAGACTGCTTGTCCGAAGTTGTCCTCCGAGGTGACTCCGATCAGCCTGTACTGTGTGACACCTGCGGCGAACTGGTCGATGTATTCCGTCCCTGTAAACTTTGCCGCGATGATCCCGTTCCGGATCAGATAAAACTTTTCGTAATCATCATCCTGGACCGTGATCCGGACGCCTCCGAGCGCTTCGGAATAATTCGCTGTGGCTGTGAGGTTCGGAAGCTGGTTCTGCTGCTGATAGTTCATCGTGCTCCACTGGGATGTGAGGCCGTAACTGTTGGAGATGCGGACGCGGACCGTGTACTGGCCATTTGTCAGATATTCGTTGACCCGCGCCAGCGTGCTTGTTCCGTAGACGATCCCGGAATCATAGACCACCGCGTCATCCTGCAGCACCTGCATCTGATATGAAATCTGCCCGGTTGCGGACCATCTGACCTGAATCCGTCCGCCCGGGATGATTTGCAGGATCACCGGAGGCTGAGGCGGTACGACGTTGGCAAAGCTGACCGATGCGGACCATGCTCCAGCGACGTCGCTCTGGTTATATCCTCTGACCCTCCAGTATACTGTTCCGGATGTCGTGATCTCTGCGGTCACCTGCGTCTGATCCGTTACTTCGTGAGTGAAGACGTCCGTCCAGTTTGAATTGTCTGTCGAGATTTGAAGGTCGAATGCATGCTGCAGCTCTCCGGTGATGTTTGAGTAATTCCAGCGGAACGGAACCGTTCCATATGTCACTTCGTTGTTCGGTGATACTGCCGTTGTGACTGCCGGCCCGTCTGAGGTTGTGATCTGAGCCTGCCCGCACTGGACTGTTGTCCCTTCGGTGTCTGTTGCATCGAAGTAGATGTCGTAGACCTTGGAGTCCTGAAGTGTCCCTGCCGGTACCGTGACGGTGTTACCGATCACTGCCTGCGATGTGTACGTGCTGGCGGTCGATTCCTTGATATAGAAGACCGCGTTCGCAATCGTGTACTGGGTGAGGATCTCTTTGTAATATCTCGGAGAAACCGTGATGCTGAATGGCTTCGCGGGGTTTTTGTATCCTCCTGCGAAGTCTGTCTCCGGGATAAATGGATAGCTTCCGTAAGTTGAAAACGTAAACCCAAATCCCGCCACCGTGATCGGCTTCTCGATGATAGACTGACTGCTGTTCAGGGCTTCTATACCAACGCAAATATAAATTTTTCCATCGCTTAGTGAACGTGGCTGGTCATATGAGTATTTATAGGAAAAATTACCACCCAAAGAAAGATTTTTTTCGCCGAACCAGTATATGTATTGTGAATAAACGTCAGTATCTGCAGTGCCTGATGGTTTCTTCTTAAAGGTGACAGCAACCTTTGGGTTGTTTGCCTGCTGATGAATCCCCCAGCTCCGCGCATCATATACAAGAAGCACTTTCTCCTGATACTGTTTTACGATGTCGTCTCCAGGCGAATATTCTCCCGTGATTGTGGCTGTTGCAACTCCGCTATCATAGCTCAAGTCTCTGCAGGTGTATATCTTCTCCGGATAATAAGTCGTTGCCATTAGTTACTCCACCCCATTCTATCGAGCCTCTGAGCGCTATCTGCCATGTTGAGAAGGTCCTGCAGGTCGCTGACCTGCGAGACGTTCACGTCGAAGTTGTAGTTCGTGACGTTGTCGACGCTGTCCCGCTCCATCATGTCTGCGTAGTATTCGCGGCGGCCTGTCTTGGTCATCTGTGCTCCGTTCTTGACGTATTCGTCCCACCCTGAGCCATTCCAGACGCCGACGAGATCCTCCGGCCTGTATGCGTCGCGCGCGGCTGGATCGATCTTTTTGTAATTGGCATTTATGTTGTCCATCCGTGCCTGATTGAATGCTGCGTTCTTTTTGTCCTGAAACTCATCGAAGAGCTTCAGCACCCCGATGAATGCGGCGCTGACCGCTGCGATCCCGGCAATCACGAGACCGATCGGGCCGAGCATGGCGGTCATTCCTGCTCCGCCTGCGGCTCCGGCTGCCGTTGCTGCGGTGCCGGCTCCGGTGAATGCTGTCGCCAGTGCCGGGAGTCCTGTTCCGAAAAGCCAGCCGACTCCCTTTATGATGTTTCCGCCGACGCTGAGGATCGGACCGGCCACCGCGATGATTCCCAGCCCGGTGACGATCATATTTTTTGTGCCTTCGTCGAGGCTGTTGATCCCCTGAACCAGTTCTGTGACGTTCTGGATCAGCGGGACAACCAGCGGGATGACTTCCTGTCCGAGCGTTGACGCTGCCTCTTTCAGTGATTCCTGGGCGATGCGGACGCTGTTCGCCGCTCCGTCGCTTGTGTTCGCAAAGTCGCCGGCGCTGTTTTTCGTTGCGTCCATGACGAACTGATAACGCAGCATGACCTTTTCAGCCTGATCCATTTCGCTGTACTGCTTGTTGAATCCGTTCGCCATCGCGTATGCTTCGAGGTTGGCCTCTGTCATGACGATGCCGAACTTCCGGAGGCTTGCGGCCTGTCCGGTGAAGATCGCGGCGAGACCGTTCTGAGCTACGTCCAGAGATACGTTCTTGAAGGACGCCATGTCTCCGGCTCTGCCCACCAGCTCCTTGCCCATCTGCGCTGCCTGTTCGGTTGTGAGCCCCATCGATGTGGCCATATCTCCGAAGAATGCGGTCATCTCGAGCGCTGAGCTCTGGGCAATGCCGAAGCTGGAGAGCGTGGTCTTTGACCATGCCTCGATGTCTGCGGACATGTCTCCGAAGACCACCTCCGTCTTGTTGAGGTTTTCGTTTAGGTCGCTGGCGGCGTTGAACATGGCTCCGAGGCCTGCGGCCGCGCCGGCGCTGAGCCACTTCATCTTGGATCCGACGTCCGCGATCTTTCCGCCGATGCCCTCGAGCTTCTTCCCCACGCTTTCTGTGGTTGTTCCGAGGTTGCGCATCGCTGATTCGTTCTGATTGAGCTCCCGCTCGAGCTGTTCCAGCTGTGTGTTTGCCTTGTTGACTTTGGTCTGATAGTTGTTGACCTCTGTCGAGCCTTCGCCGTATTCCGCAGTCAGTCGCGCCAGCTCCTCCTTTGCGAGCTTGACCACGTTCTTCTGAGCGTCGATTTCCTGTCGCAGGAGATCGGATCTCTCTTTCAGGTTGCTCATCTTGTTGCCGGTGTTCTCGAATGCTGCCGCGTTGAGCTTGACCGCGGAGTCGAGCGCCCGGACTGAGCTCGTCGCATTCTTGAAGGCCTGCGAGAATGACTGCTCGCCCTCGACCTTCATCACCGCTCTGACGTCTGTCGCCATGTGTCCGTTCTCCCTTCGTTCAATATGGGATGATGTCGTCGATGGACACCATGCCTTTGTCGGCTCGTGCGAGCCGTTTCTCGCGTTGTTTTAGTTTTGTGGTAATGCTCCCCGGCTGGACCGGATCCATCCCGAGGAATTTAAAATTCAGTACGTATTCGGCAAGATGCCAGATGTAGCCGGGAGACCACTCGATAACGCGGTCCTCCGGCTGATCCAGCAAAATTGTGCCGAGTAAAAGCCAGCACTCGGTCTCCCACCAGGCTGGCTTTATGCGTTTTTTCCGTCGCTGCTTTTCGGATTGAGCTGTTCGAAGATGAACGTCTGGAGCTCCTGAAGGTCCGCCGGCGTGAGATAGTCTCGCAGCGCTTCCGGATCTGTCGCGTCCAGATCAGGATCTTCATCCGGATGCTTCCGGAAGTAGTCCTGGACCATGAACGCGAGGATCTCCGGGATCGTCTCGTAATTGAGACGAAGCTCCTCGAGCGGGCCGAGCTTGTCGGCCATTGCCTGCAGTGTCCTGAGCGATATCGTCAACCGGTACTCCTTGCCGAAGATCTCGATCGGCTGTCCTTTGTCTTTCAGAATCTCCATGTTGTTCTCTCCTCTTTTCTCCTTTTGTTGTTACGCTGTCAGATTTCTCCGAGATAGTGATCCAGCACGGCTTCGGCCTCAGCCTCCGTCTCGACTGTGACGTCATACTTCCAGATGTCATCGTCGCGCGTGAGGATCGTTCCGGTCGTTGTGCGGCCGCTCATCGTGATGTTGTTGTCCGCTGTCTGAGCGTTGTCTTCCGGCTCAGCAAACTGGACCTTTGTCAGCACGATGACGCGGAACATGTCGACATCGTCCCGTGTTACGGTCTGATAAAAGCCGATGCCGACGCTGATCGGACGGTCTTTTCCTTTGGAAACGTTGACCGTGAGACTCTTCTGTCCGGTTCCTTCACCGACGGTGAGGGTCTCGGTCGTATGTCCGTAGAGCTTCGCCTGGACGGTGTCGATCAGGTCATCGACTCCCAGCTCGATGGAGCCGCTGTCAAACTTTGCCTTGTGCTCCTTCCGCCTGTTGTTTGCGTAAAGCGAGCCCTCGGCCATTGTGATGCTGAGGTTCGCCTGGATCGCGTCGCCGATGTGAAACGGATTCTCATATTTTCCACCGGTGCTGAGCGTTGCTCCGCGGACCCCTTTCAGTCCTGTAATTGCCATTTACCTTGCTCCCTGTTTATTTGATGTGCTTCTTCATCTCCCGCTCTGCTGTCTCTGCCATGAGACGCTCCGCTTCCGCTCGCGTCCGGTTCACCGTGTTGTTGAAGAACCGGTTCGCTGATCGGAATGTCGTCCCCTTGTTGATCGCGCGGGCGAGAAGAATCGTCGGGACCCCGTCCGGATAACTCTCCGTGCGGTGTCCGGTCCTGCCTTTGAATGTGATCGCTGTCTCGGTGAAGTCTCGCGCTTTGTCCTGTTTGAACTTTTCAATCGTGAGACCATTCGCCAGCGCTTCCTTTTCGTATGGCAGGAGCGCTTTCCCTTTGTGCTTTCTGGTCGGCTCTGTCTGCTGAGCATCGACGGCGTTCCGGATCTTGTCCGCCATCATTCCGGCGCCGGCATACAATGCGGCGCTGGCAATCTTGCCTGAGTGATCCGCGAGCGTCTCGAGCTCTTTCGCGAGCTCGTCAAACCCCACTGTTGTGACCTTCGCCATATACGTTGATCGTCCAGCTGTAGTGAATGACTGCTGTCTCTTCTTCGTACTGGATGTCCGTCAGTTCGAACTGTATCCGCTCGGCGCTGTTGAGCGCGTCCTGGATGCGGTCGATCTCAGGATCGAACTCCGTCTGCGTGAAGTAGTCCAGCAGGATCGCGATCGGCTGGTATTTCTTCCGATTGTTCGCCGGAAGCGATCCCTCTTCCGAGTATTCTGTCCAGATTGCATAAGGGAACCGCTCGCGCTCCGGCTTTACATAGTGCCAGGCGCGGTCGGTTGTGTTGCTGAGTACCTCCGCGAAGTAGCGGAGTTTTTCGTTAAGATTGAGCGACATCGAAGAAGTCCTCCAATCTTGCGAGCGTGAGCTCTGTATACCGGAGCCGGCTCTCCGGATCGTAAGCGTGCGTGACGTTGTCGATCCGGAACTGATCTCCGTTTCCGAGCTCGGCGATCATGCCGATCCGGGCGCTCTGGTCGTAGTGGATCCGGATCAGCATGTCGATCTGCTCGTTCACTCCTTTGGCGGCGTACTGCCTGCGGAATGTGATCGTGCGCTCCTCAAAGTAGTGCTTCGAGATCCGCGTGATCGTCTCCACCGGCTTCAGGCCGTTTTCGGAGGTGTTGGTGATTGAGCAGAGCCAGACGGTCCCATCGTCGAAGTTTCCGAGCATCAGGATCCCTCCTCCGTCCCGGTAACCTTCGATGTGTTCGCTCCGTTGATGTCCTGCTCGAAGAGTCGATTGTTAAGCGCATAGCGGAGCATCCGGGGCATCGCTCCGTAATCGTTGCCCGCTTTGCGCCTGCCGTAGAGCCATGACGCATACATCACGAGGATCTGAGCATCGCCCAGGGAGTCCTCCTCCAGGTCGATGCCCTCTCTCGTGATAAACTCGCGAGCTGCATTCAAATACTGAAGCAGCTCTGACTCTTTCGCGGCTTTTGCCTCCGCATCCATGTAGTCTGTTATGACTTCCAGATTGAGCTTCAGCATTTTAAGCAGTTCTGCGTTGTCCATGCGTTTGCCTCGTTAAATTAGTTTGCCGCGTCCGCTGCGAATGACATTGTCGCGTTCGGTGTGGTGCCGTTGAGACCGATCGCAACGAAACCTTCCGCGATGACCGGCTGGCCGTCATAACGGGCGGTGCCCTTCATGACTGTCTGATCCTGGAGGAAGCGGACGTGCTCGGAAGTTGCGAACTTCGCGCCTGCGCGCTCTGCGAGTGTGTACAGGTCGAAGTATCCGCCGATGATGACGTTGTCCGGGATGAAGTTCAGAACTTCGATGATGCCGCCGACAACCGGCATGCGGTCTGTTACGCCTGCGACCATCTGGCCTGCTGCAGTAACTGCGACGGTGTTCGCCATGAGTGTGGTGTATGTGGCTTCGTTCATGACCCATACCTTCTCGCCACGGCTGTATTTGCCTTTAGCGGCTCCGAATGCCTTGATGATTGCGGCCAGCATGTCCTTTTCCTTAACGGATGCGGCAATCGCGGTGATGTTGCTGGTGTGCAGATCTGCCCAAGGGCGAGCGGTTGCCGGGTAGCCTGCCGGAGCTTCCGTCTGAGCCAGACGTGTAACAATGCCGAGCGGCATCCGTGTGCCGGTTCCGTAAAGGATCGCCTTGTCGAGTGCGAGGCCGATCGCCTGTCCGATCGCTGTCAGCAGTTCGGATGCGAGGTCGATGTCGCTGTCTTCGAGGTTAGCGTTGCAAACTGCGAAGTAACCGCCAACCTTCCAGCAGTTGAGCTCGACGTCATAGAAGCTGAGCGCCAGCTCGTTGAGGTTTGCGCAGCAGTCGGTCCATACTGCTTCCGGAATGTTGCCCATGACGACCGCGCGGCCTTCGCCTGCGATCTGACGAACGAATACATGCTTGTACAGCTTGGAGTAGTCCTCGATATTCTCGCGGATGAGGCCGAGGAAGATCTCCGGAACGAGCAGTCCGACGTTGGTCAGCGCTCTCTTTTCTTTGATACCCTGGCGAACCTG